AAACATCAGAACTCTACATTTGAACATTCATTTGAATTAAGTGATATGTCTGTAGTAGAGTCTTGGCTTATAGAAGACCCAGAGAAAGATAAAGCTGCTGCTTATGGATATGACTTGCCAAAAGGTACTTGGATGGTTTCTATGAAAGTATTAAATGATGAAGTGTGGAAAGCAGTAAAAGAAGGAGAAGTAAAAGGATTTTCTATAGAAGGATATTTTGCTGATAGTATGGAGAGACCTAAAGAAAGTATAGAGGAAAATGCTTGTTCTGATTGTTTAGATGAACTGAACGCAGAATATGAACTAGCAGAAGTATTAGCATCTTTAACTGAAGATGTAGAATTAGAGTCTTATGGTGGTTATCCTCAATCAGCAAAAAACAATGCTAAAAGAGGTATTGGATTAAATGAAAAGTTAAATAATAAATGTGCAACTCAAGTTGGTAAAGTTAGAGCTAGACAACTTGAAAAAGGAGAGAATTTTACATTACCTACTCTTAAACGCATATACTCGTATTTATCTAGGGCATCTGCTTATTACAAGCCAGGTGATAATGAAGCTTGTGGAACTATATCATATTTATTATGGGGTGGTAAATCAATGCTTACTTGGGTAACATCTAAATTAAAAGGTCTTGATGCTATTGAAGCATCTTCTACAATTATAGACGGTAGAGCTGCCTACTCAACACAAGAGGAAGCAGAACAAGCTGCTGAAGATATTGGATGTTCAGGTTATCATACACACGAGTACGAAGGTGATGTTTGGTATATGCCCTGTGAGGAACACAATTTAAAACTTCCTTGCACAGAAGGGTATGAGCAGATAGGTATGAAAGATAAAGACGGTAGGAAAGTACCTAATTGTGTTCCAATAAAATGAAAAGAAATAAAAACGCTACAGTAAGCCATTCTTCACCAAAAGTTTCGTCAAGAGGTTGTTTATGCCCTGATGGCAAGACATATTCTAAAAAGTGTTGCGATGGAACTTTACAAGCTCAAGGAATTGGTAAAGTTTGAAATCCAAACAAAATAAATTTAATCAGTAATAACTATAAATAAGTATCTTATGAAAGCAAGTGAAATTGTAACAAAAATCAAAGATGTTCTTTTATCAACTAATTCAGAAGAAGTAAACACTCCTGATGTTGAATTAAAGGACGAAGCTCCTAAAGCTAAAAAACCTGCTAAGGTTGAAGCTAAAGAAGCTAAAGAGGAAACTCCTAAAGCAGAAGTTAAACAAGTAACTTATTCTGCTGAAGAAGAATATCAAGAAGAAGCTGAACTTATGCCTGAAGAAGCACCAGTAATGGAATATGCTACTAAGGACGAAGTTGCAGAGCTTAAGTCTATGGTAGAAAAACTAAGAGGTATGATTGAAGCTAAAGAGGAAGCTAGAGAAGAAATTCCACAAGAATTATCTTCTGAAGAACCTGCTGAAGCTATATCTCATTCACCTGAGAACGAAGTAGGTGAAAAAATGGGTACAAGATATGCAGTTAATGCAAATCAAAATACTACTTACAATAGAGTATTAAACGCAATATCTAATAATTAATCTTTAAATAATTTAAAATGTCACAAACAATAACAACTTCAAATAGCGTATTGAGAGCAAGGTCAAAACAAGAAACTTTGACGACTACTCAAGATATAAGTGCTAATCAAGCTGGTTCTGAGTTTAACATTGCAACTGATGCAAAAGTTATGACTTTACCTGCTATTGACGCAAACAATATCGGAATGGAATTAACATTTCGTAATACAGGAGCTGATGGTAATAACACTATCACATTATCACCTGCTGCTGCTGATGGTATTAATGGTACTATTGCAAACGCTGCTGCTGATTCTGTAGCAAGTGGAACTGCAAACAAAGATTTAGTAAACACAAAAGCAACTGCTAACAAAGGAGATTGGTGTACAATCAAAGCTGTAGCTGCAGGAGCTTGGTACATTACTGGTGGTGTAGGAATCTGGGCATCAGAAGCGTAATTAATAATTAATAATATAAATATTTAAAAAATGGCAACAACTAATAATTTAACAACTACTTACGCTGGTGAATTTGCTGGGAAATATGTATCTGCAGCTCTATTATCAGGTAAAACTTTAGCAGAAGGTAATATAACAATTAAACCTAATGTTAAATTCAAAGAAGTAATGAAAAAAGTATCAACTGATGACATCGTAAAAGATGCTTCTTGTGACTTTGACGCAACTTCAACATTAACTCTAACAGAGAGAATATTAACTCCAGAAGAGTTTCAAGTTAACTTACAATTATGTAAGAAAGACTTTAGAAGTGATTGGGATGCGATTTCTATGGGCTATTCGGCTTTTGATAATCTACCTCCATCTTTCTCTGACTTCTTAATCGCACACGTTGCAGATAAAGTAGCTCAAAGAATGGAAAACAACATCTGGTCAGGAACTAACGCTAACGCTGGACAATTCGATGGGTTCACTACAACTTTAACTGCTGATGGTGACGTTGTAGACGTAGCTGCAGGAGCTGTTACTTCAGCAAATGTAATAACAGAGCTTGGTAAAATTGCTGACGCTGTTCCTTCTGCTGTATATGGGTCTGAAGACTTATTCATCTATGTATCAAACAACATCTACAGAGCTTATGTAAGAGCTTTAGGTGGTTTTGCTACTAACGTAGGTGCTGCAGGTACAGATGCTAAAGGTACACAATGGTTCAACGGTGGAGCTTTAACATTTGACGGTATTAATATCGTAATGGCTTCAGGTTTAGCTAACAATACAGCAGTAGCTGCTGAGAAATCAAACTTATTCTTCGGTACAGGTTTAATGTCTGACCAAAATGAAGTAAAAGTAATTGATATGGCTGACATTGATGGAAGTCAAAACGTAAGAGTGGTAATGAGATTCACAGCAGGTATACAACACGCTATTGGTTCTGATATTGTTCTTTACTCTTAATAACTAAAATTGTATAACATAAAAAGGGTAGGTGGCAATTTACTACCTACCTTTTTTTATAAAAAAATAATAATATGGCTTGTGATTTAACATTAGGAAGAAAAGAACCTTGTAAAGATGTCGTTGGTGGCATTAAAAACCTTTATTTTGTTGATTTTGGTGATTTAGGTACTGTAACGCTTACAGATGATGAAATTACGAATATGACTGGTGCTTCAGGTGCATTAACTGCACGTAAGTATGAGTTAAAAGGTAATTCGTCATTAGAGCAAACAGTAAACTCATCAAGAGAAAACGGAACTACATTTTATGAGCAAACATTAAATGTAACACTTAAAAAACTGTCTAAAGCAGACAATAAAGAGTTAAAATTAATGGCTTATGGTAGACCTCATATTGCTGTTGAAGATTACAACGGAAACTTTATGATGGTTGGTTTAGTAAACGGTGCTGACGTATCAGGAGGTACTGTAGTAACTGGTGCTGCAATGGGAGACCTTAGTGGATATACATTAACATTAACTGGTATGGAAACAACTCCAGCTAATTTTATGAAACACACTTCTGGTCAATTAGTATTTAACTCAACAGATTTTGCTGGGTTATCTGGTACTATAACTATTACAGAAGGTACTAACTCTTAAACAGAGTAGGTTCTTAAACATAGAAAGAGGGGACTTTTATAGTCCTCTTTTTTTTTGAACATAATTCAACATAATAGGTTATATAAGTATGATAAGATTATCGCCAACAGCTAACGCACAATCAGTAAGCATTATACCTAGATTATATACTGTTGCTTCTAACTTATCTATGGTTATCGTAGAAGATGGTACTAGAGAAACTCAAACAATAAATAATATAACATCTACACTATCAACTAATGGTAATTTCTTGCAGATGTCTATTGCTTTTACTATTTTAACAGCCGAAAGCAGTTATTCGTTTGAACTAAAACAAGGAACAACATTATTATACAGAGGAAAAGCTTATTGTACTTCTCAAACAGATAATACAATAGACCACACACTTAATGCTAATAAATATAACAATTATGTTGGTACTGATACGGATGACCAAAAATATATAATATTATGAACAACTTAAAAGTAATAAATTTATCAGGGTACGAGGTACCTACAATAACAGAGTCAACAAGATACAAATGGGTTGAATATGGAGAAGGAAATAATTATTTTGGTGAACTAATTGAAAGATATTTAGGAAGTCCTACAAATTCAAGGTGTGTTAACGGTATTACAGATTTAATTTATGGTAGAGGTTTAGATGCTACTGATTCTAAAGAAAATGCTGCACAATTTGGTCAGATGGAATCAATATTAAAAAATGATGACGTTAAAAGAGTTACAAGTGATTTAAAGTTATTAGGACAAGCTGCAATTTTT